AAATAGATTTAGATTAGGAAGTTTTCATTCCACATTAGCATAAAAAAAGAGTGGAAGATTTCTCTTCCACTCTCACATTCTTAGCTAGCCAGAGCCTTGAATGCAGCCAAATCTTCATCATCTTCATCATCAACAAAAGGAGATTCAGACTTAGCAACAGGTTTACTTACTGGAGCAGAAGTAGGTTTTGATTCAACACTTGATGTTGTATTATTCAATTGCAGAACATCTTCCAACTTGCGCTTTAGTTCATCATAACTCTTAAAGTTCTTGGGTTCCAAAAATTCCTTTAATGAATACTCAGACTTCCAAATCTTCTCAAGGTCTGCATCATTATCTGATAGTGCTGATGGTGATGCAAAAGTAGATTGATCATAGTTTCTATACCCCTCTACCATACGAATCTTCAGACGAAAATTAGCACCCTTCCAAAGATCAAAAGGATTAATTGCTTCGTCTCCTTCAAACTCTGGATTCATAAGAATAGAAATCTTATCAAAAATCTTCTTACCATACTTGAATAGAAATACCTTACCTTCGTTTTCTGTATTCTTTGGATCAGAAACAACAAGAATATTAGAGATATAAGATAACCGTCTCTTTTGTTCTCTTGCTTGCTTTCTTGCAGGAGAGTTTTCATCTGATGTAGAATTCCAAAGAACAGTATTATACTCTGAGCGTTTGTGTTTATACAAGTTCGTTATTCTTGTATTTGGCTTTACACCAACTGTATGTTTCCATACAGACCAGACTATATCATCAACCCTTATTTTGGGTCGAACTGCTTTTCGATTCACTTGAATCTACTCCTAAAAGGATAGTCGTTGAACCTTCACCATACCATGTAGGGTTAGGTGCTTGGCTGCTGATTGCCCAATATAACATATTTTTTGAACCTTCAAGTTTGCGATTTCTCGCTTCGTGTTGATTTACTACAAGCAATAATATTGAATATCCTTGTTCTACACAAGCCTTACACTTTTCTATAACAACATTTAAATGTTGATGAAGTGTATATTTTGACTTAACCTCGATCAAAAGATTTTTTTGGGGCAAATAGAAATCTGGAAAGTACATCTTATTTTTCCCATATTTTATTATGGGAATATTTGATTTACCGACAAGAATATCTTCCTTTTGCATTTTAAAATCTTCTATCAAAGATTGTAAAACAATATTTTCATATCCTTGAAGAGAAACATATTCATCGAAAAACTTGCATTTTTTGTAGCCTGATCTTCCGCCAAAAGATTGCTTAGCATTTTTTGTACACATAGCTTTCAATGTTCTTTTTTTAACATCTTCTGTTGTCATTGAAAGAAATGCTTTTTTACTATGCTGAGAATAATAATCTTCTAATGTAAGACCAAGTTCTTTGGCTTTGTTTTTAATAGTTTCTCTTCTCTTGTTTATGTTTACATTTATACCCGCAGTTTTTCTCTTTAAACGAAAAGATATAAGAGCATCTGGATTGTTTATATATCTTTCACTTACACTTTTTCTGTGTTCTTCGCTTTTTGTTGCACAAGTAGCAGAACAATATTTTTTGTAAGAAAATCTGCAATATTTAGTTTCTTTACCACAGTAGCATATGCCCTCTTCAGGAGTTTTATGAAATCTGTCATAATATTCCTGGGATGTCATATTTAATGTTCTTATGTGATTTAGAAACGCTCTCATAAACTTAAACTTTTTGCCTGTAACTTTACATTCTTCCCAAATATTACTCATATGATATCTCCAATATTCGGATTACATATCATATTTATAAACTTTGAGAATTCAACACCTCTTTGTGGTAATGTTATCTCTAAGGGGGTTCCAGCAATTAACAGTTTTTTCTTAATACATTACTGTATTAAGCCGCCATATTAACGGGGTCTTTTTGATTAATAGTCGTTAAAGAATTCTCAATATACCACTTTCCTGATGGTCCCTTGAAGCCGTGATTGAATAGCCGAATCCAGGGAAGAGCATCATCACCATCAACAGCAGGTGCAGGAAGAAAGCGAATTACTGCCATTCCGTTACCAGACTTATCTACTTCTGGTTGCCAGAATCTAGTATCCTCTTGCTTATCTTTTGTTGCTGGTGCATTGAGTTTTTCTAGTTCCTTGTTAAGGCGATCTAGAACGTTTGAAGACTTTTTAAGTGTAGCGAATGAAGTCATTATATTTTCTCCGTATATTTTTGTATATTATCTTATCCACAATATCATAACAATATGGTTGTATATTAACACAGAAATCTCTCTGTGTCAACTATTTAGATGCTTTTTTAAGACATCTTTGATTCTTTTCTTATCATATTCAAGAAAAGAATGCAGTTTGATAGTTAGCAATCTAATAGATGACCATATGATGTCATCTTTATCTAGTCTCTTATCAAACTGATCAAAGAAACATATGAATCTGTTGAGAACAGACATTGTCTCTAGTGATATCGTTCCTGCTAAGTATTCGTTGATTATCTTTGGATACGTAGATGCTGAACATATAAACAAATCACGAGGATCATCTACAGTAGATAATAAAGCAGCAAGTTCGTTAGTAAAGTGATATGTAAATGCCTGTTTTCTTTTCAGATACTTTATATAGTAATCATGTGCAGTATCTTCAAGTAGTTCACCAATCCATTTATTAGAATGAATGAAATTAGCAACCAAAAAATCTAGCATCTCATTTTCATTATACTTTTTACTTAGTCTGGTAAAATAATACTTGTCCTTTCTCTTTTCAAACGATTCTGGATTAGCTCTTACAGTACCAGAATATTTAAAGTAATCATATTTCTTCTGTGTGAAATGACTCTTGATTGCCAAATACAAACAGTAAGTTTGATATGGTGTAAGTTTCATAATGCATTAGAGTGGAAGTTTAGTTGTATTTGATTTAGGCAGAAAATTAAGGTCTTCTGCCTCTAGTTGTATTTTAGACTTTAAGTTATTAGAGATCAATGACGCAGCCACCTCAATCTCAACATCATTTGTGTCACAATATTCAATGATCGCATCCATATAAGATATATCTTTCATGTATACAATTTCTTCAATGATATATGAGAAGTTTAACATTTGATCACGTGTGGCTGCTATCATATTATGCTACCTGTCTAAGAAGAGGTCTTTGTTGGTTGTCAAAATCATCACGATCAACAGTCAATGTTGAATATGATACTATACCAAATTCATTGAGTTTTGTCAAGACGATATTTACATCAAAGTCTTTGCATGAGAAAAGATCAAACTCAATGAGAGCAGGAGATATTTCGTCCCAACAATGAATAGCAATATGAGAAAAATCTAATACTGCTATAGCAGTATATCCTTTATTACCTTCCATCTCAGAATAAACAAGATGTGGACCACTTACACACTTCATACCAACAGAACTAATAACATCTTTACACCACTCTGATAGTGACTCCGCAATGATTGGTGGATTAGAAACATATGCACGAACAATTATGTGCTTGTGCTCTCTGAGAATTGATTTTTCCATTTCTTTACATTAGACCTCCGTTTTGGATAAAAAAATAATGGCAGTTTTGTTTGATCGTGGATAACTGCCAACCACTAGTACAATACGGATGTACCCGCCTGATATGTTCTGTTTCGAGGTCAATCAGGAAACCCAAGAGATTATGCCGCTAGGCGCATCTCCATAGGTGCGTTATCATTAGCACTTATTGTTTTTCTTGCGATAACGGTGCTTGCCCCCGAATGACTTGAAATATACTTCATACCACGTCGATTCCTTTCATCCCCATACTATAATAGGGGTTGGTGGAGATGTCGGCATACCGAGAGCCGAGTCCGCAAATATTACATATATCTCCATTTAATTATCATCCGCCATTCCGATGATAATATTCCATTTTTCTTCCTTTATACCATCCTTTTGGAATATCCCCGTTAATATATTTATTCTGTTTTAGTGATGGGTTGTATATCCAAAATTTGCCGTAGTTTACATTTTTTGTTTTTTGTGAATTAGAGTATTCTTTTAGAGATATCCACCCTACAGGAATTTGATCTTTTGGAAACGGTTTTTTATCTTTTTTTGATGTGGCATTTTCTAGCACACACCAACACTTACCTTTCATGTTATTTTTATCTGTTTTCATTATTTCAGATATTTTTTTGTCTTTCTCATTAAGCAACCCCATACTTCTCATAGTTTTTAGTAGTTCTATACCTTTTTTACTATCCGTATGTGTTTTAACATCATTTGGTTTCCATCGGTGTTTTCCCCAGTTAGGATGATCTCGACCAGTTGTATTTTTGGCCCCCTTTTTACACCGTTCTATGTGCTCTTTACTACTATCATTTAAATGGGCAAACCCCCCATGACCTCCTTCATGCATATTATAAGACATATAAGTAGAAATAGTTTCTTTTGTAACCAACGATGCTTCTAATTTTGCAGCATCATTATCGCTATCAAAAATTTCTATTATATGTTTTTCAAAACATTCAACACCATATTTTTTAATTGCTTCTTTTATCAATTTTCCACTACCCATGTAAGAATCTTTATGTGGATTATTGTGTTTTCGTTTTCCAATATACCATTTACCATTAGTCTTATTTACAATTTTATATACGTAATATTTCATAAACACCTCCGTTAATTGTGGAGTATTTATAAAATATTAAATTTTGAGACGTGGGGTACTGCCCCCCAGTCCGAATCAATCGTTAATAACTTCAACGATGTAGGAGTATTTATAACACAACTAGACTACTATGTCAAGAAATATTTCGTATGTCATCAAATCCTTCTGCTGTTGTTGGCTGCTGATATGACTTGATCATATTCATCATAACATCTTCTGGTATAATTTTGCCCACTCTTGATTGTAAGCGATCTTGGAGATCATCTGGTACACCAAACATAATACAAATCTTTTTATAGTGAGATGGTACCATTGCTAGTTTCTTACCACGAGATTTGACTGTCAAGTTAGTTTGATCCCAGATCACAATATCATTACGATCAAATGCAAACTTTGCTAACTTGTGTGTGATTTTCTCTGCAAAAGAGTATGTGATATTATCAAACATCTGATTATATGTCAGACGATGTTGATCTGCAATAGACTGAATAATATCATCTGTGGAAATAACAGACAGATTCCATTGGAATGGTGTATTAGTCTTGAAAGACTGTTCATTCAATTCAGACTGATGTTTTCTTTTGAAACGATCTGCCCAGGTAGACTTACCAGAACCAGGAAGACCAACAAGCATATAGAATGTAGACATAACGATCTCCTTATTTTCCAGTATTTATAAATATAGCATAAAGTCAATCGTATGTCAAGAGAGAACAATGTTAACATTTAGACATTTTATATTTGAAAACAAAAAAACATATGCAGGTAACTGTATAAATTCGTTTGATGAAAACGGAGAATGTTTTGGGCAGGTGCCTTATAGAGATGTTACAGATTTTGCTCAAGCAGAAGAAAAATCTAAAAAAATCTCAAAAGAACAATTTGAAAAAACAGCAACGATACCAGAACATTTAAAGAAAATAACTAAATCTAAAGATACTATATACTTACATGATAAAGATAACAATGTACATATGATGTATGATGCTGATAAAGACGTTCATCATTTTTTTACATGATTAAAAAAAGGTAAGTGAATTACCACTTACCTCCAATAATATCTCTGATAGATTCAACATCAGTTTGAGAACCAGTCTTCTTTAGAATGTTAATAATCATCAGGTTACGAAGTCTTGAATGATCATTCCAGGCAGCAAAGCAAGCAACTCGCAACCATGGATGTAACTTGGGTGCAATGTTGACAGCAAAGTGTTTCTTGTCATGACCAACACTTTCATTCAAAGCAATCTGACAGAGCATAACATTTCTTTCAATATTATTCAGCAGATTCTCTTTATACTCAGCAATACGTTGGACATCAGAATCTGGAAGATTAGGTAGAATATCATCCAACTTATCTTCCAGAATCAATCTGATCACATTCTTTTCAAACAACAAATTCTCTTTTGCTTTATGTATAGCAACATACCACTCTGACTTGATCTTGATCATATGACCATTATCAAATCGTACAACAACACCTTCAATATCTTTCATTGAAGCAATACTATCAAGTGGAGAACGGATTTCTTTAACAACAGGAATATCATGGGTTTTAATAATTTGTTTAAAGTTTATCATATAACCTTCCAGTTTATATAAATATGTATATTAACAATAGGAGCAACAAAATGTTTGAAAACAACAAATATTCAAAATGGTATAATAATATAATTAATAATGCATTATCCTCTAATAGAAAGAAAAATAAATTATTGTATGAAAGACATCATATAATACCCAAATGTATGAGTGGCAATAATTCTTCAGACAATTTAGTATATTTAACCTATCGTGAACATTTTGTGTGTCATTGGTTACTAACAAAAATGGTTATCTCAGAAGTACATAAAAGAAAACTATACAGTGCTTTTTATTTTATGACGACAAAAAGTAAACACAATTTTTGTAGAAATGTCAACTCAAAACTCTACGAAATTGCAAAAAAATATAAATCTCTGGCAAGTCGAGGTATCAAATATTCAGAAGAAAGAAAAGAAAGACAAAGACAATATGCTAAATCAGCATGGGACAATTCTCCTGAAAGAAAAAAGGAATTAAGTAAAAAATCAAAAATGAGAATGATTAATGTTCCAAAATCTGATAGCACAAAACAAAAAATTTCAAAAAGTTTGACTGGAAAAAAGCATTCTCCTGAAAGGAATAAAAATAAATCTTTGAAAAGCAAAAAAACTTGGAAACTTACAAAAAACACTGGAGAAATTATAATAATAAATGATTTAATAGAATATTGCAATGTCAATAATTATAATCGGTGCTCAATATCTAATTTAAAATATGGTAGAATATCTGCTCATAAAGACATTATAGATGCTCAAATTATTTGAGCATATTCCCCTGTATAATTATTACGTATAGCTAATAATACAAGATTATCTTCAGGATATTCTATAACAATACGATTTTTTTTGGAACACCATTCAAATATAGCAGTATATCCAAGTGAAATACATTCTTCTGCAAACAACAAATAGTTTGGTCGAGTTTTCACAAACTCATCCACTTGTGCTGATATATCTGTAAGTCCCATTTTGGTTGCTGCCCGAATAGTATTACCAAGTTTTAAAAATCTTATCATTGAACCGTCTAATTTATCTAGAACTGTATGTGATCTTGACCAATCAACATTTCTGGTTTCTTCTTTCTCATTGAGATTAAAGAACTTATGAAATGGACGTGAGATCACATCACCATCAGGAGAAAATATCAGACCACGAAGTTCTCGTCTGATAGGACAATCAAACGAGTCTTCATGAGCAACATGATAGTTGAACACAATGTAATTACCCTTGTTTGTTTCAGCAAACTCAGGACGGCCTACGATGGCCGTCCTTGCTTGTCTGATGTTAGTTATCAGTGGAAACATTTTTAAACTTCCCATCAACGATGTCTTCAATTGCTACAGGAGTATCATTTTCCAATAACTTTCCTACATTATTTTGAATAATGTGAATTTTTCTAATAATTTTTTCATCAATATTTAACTTTCTTAAATGATAATAAACTGTGTATAATTCTTTATATATTTCCCTATACTCTTTTTTCATATCATGTGACATTTTTGAACCTTCCATCAATTATATCTTCAATTGCTACGGGAGTATAGTTGGTATGCTCTACACATACATTAACATAGTTATCTAGTCCTGTCAAGTTCTGATGCAGGTGTCCATGAACCATGATTCCCTGATTGTTAATTCTATAATCATATGCTGAAAAATGAAGTGGATAATGACACATGATTACAGTCTTTTTGAACATATCATTACCAAACTGCCTCCATGAAGATATCTTCTGAAAGTATGGATAGTAAAGTTTTGGTTCATAATCATGGTTGCCAAGAATCAACCTTTTTCTTCCATTGAGTCTGGAAGCAAACAATTTGATATTATTAGATGATGTGAATGAGAAATCACCGAGATGATAAACAACATCCTCGGGTTTGACTATACTATTCCAGTTGTTAATTATAGTCTCATTCATATGATCCACATCCTTAAATCCAGGACGCAGCAAAGTTGTCTTATCGGCATGTGTGAATTTTAGGATGTTGGAATGATTAAAGTGTGTATCACTAATTACGAATATGTTTCTCATTTGGAAGTACGTTCTCTCGTAAGTATTGTATGATCTTTTCTAGCAGAGGCTCATGATAATCAATCGTATTCTTTACAAATATCTGTGGTTCTGGCAGTCCATCTGATGCCATCATAATCACAATTTGTTCAATAGGAACACCAAGTCTTTCTTCATACATCAGTGCATATGCCGCACTCTGTAGAAAGTAGTCTTGAATATGTTCCTCTTTCTTCTCACGATTAGATGTCTTGAAGTCTATAACAGACAGTATTCCGTCATACTCTGCTATAATATCTGTTCTGCCTGCCATTCTCATTGACAGTGAATAAAGCGGTGCTTCAATATAATGCACGTTATTGATGTGTTTGTCAACTTCTTTCTTCATCAACTGAAACGATTCTTTAAGAGTTGGCATTACATTTTCAGTAAGAATACTATTCACTGGAACATTAGACAGATACTTTTCCATCAGTGTATGAAACTTGGTGCCACGAGTGGAAGCAGTATTGGATATTCTATTGGCTTCTTCATGACCAACACGATTACGCCATTCTTGTATCTGCTTCTTCTTGAAATGTCCGAGAACTGTTGTTACTGATGGTACATATAGTCCATTGGGTAATAGATAATGTCGTTTTCCATCAATCTCTTTTGTTGAAAGAGATTGAAGTTGCGGAAGGTCTGTCTTGTGTGTGAATGTTTTCATGATGTATTATCTCACAGTATGATTTTTATGTCAAGTGCTAATTTGATCCATTACCATTGCCAGAACCACCGTCACCTCCCTTTGAACCAGACCTTGTAGGCACCAGTTCACCCTTTTCTGGATTTACACCCGCTTTGGCATCCATTTTTTGTCTATGTTTAATCATAGGGTCTGTAATTTTATCTCTCATTATTTTCAACTTTGCAGCATCAAAAGGATTTAATGATCCTTCTTTGCTCTTTTGATGTAACTGCATGTACTGTCTAGCAACATCATTATCTGTTGTCTTAATAAAATCTCTAAACGATTTCATTACTTTGAGCCTTTATTAATGTTAGCAATACCATGTTGGTCTACATCATTGGCAAAATGTCCAGCATCTTCGTTTTTCACACCTTTTAACATAAGACCAGACACAACACCGCTTCCAGGTCTTCCTTCTGTCAAACCTGCTGTTGCATGTCTGTCAAAAGTGTTGTCATCTTCATCACCATTAACAACAGGATATTTTTTACCGGTAGAATGATCTATTACATGTGTTGGCAATTTTCTTCCTTGTCCTCTTTTAAACACAGAGGCGACAACACCACCTGCCCTAAGAACTCTGCCGACATCCTTATCATTAGATTCACTATGACCAGTGCCTGTATGGGACAGAGTTAAATGGTAATTCTTTGGATGACCTGACTTTGGATCAAGATGCTTCATGACACGATTTGGTGATTTTGTGTAGTCATAAAACTGCACTTTTGGGTGTCTGGTAAACAATTGTGGTGCATGATGTTCCCAAGCAATATCAGAAGTGATGTTCAAACGAACACCAGGAATCATGCGCATTCTCTTAGCTTTGCGTGTATGCGCAGATATTTCAGAATCTATCAACCTTACAGCATGTTCTGGATGAGCGGCAATGAAGTGTGTTCTAAGTATCTTGGAAGATAGCGCAGTATCAGGATATTGCTTATTACCACCGGCAGTTGTTCCTAAGCAATTTGCCCTACATTCTTGAGAAGCATTTGGACACACATCAAAATTATTCAGACCTGATGTTGCATGAGGTGCTAAATTAAGACCAGTAGTCAGAACACCTTCACCAGAAGATTTTTCGGTCTTCATGTTGCCACGCAACATCTTAGGCGCTGTTCCTGCTTTTAGACCACGAGATCGTGCAAAATCACGTAAAACTTGTTTTGATTGTTTAAGTTTTTCTCTACTTTCCTGTGGTGTTTCTTTCTCCATTTTAGCAAGTTCAGACCGCATTCCAAGCCCAATACGTTTATGAAGATTTTCATTATGGCCCAATCTTTCTGAATCGGCAACATCAATCATGTGTTGTGATTTGATCATATTGGTAGGAAGCCTTGGCTTAATTCCTTTATTCACATCCAACACAGTTGCTTCATTGAGCGCACCTGATG